ATTTTTAACTAACAGACTGCAGGTTGGAATTATGTTGACCAAACAGATCCTTGATCATACGGGACATGTAATGAGTGAGTTCTATGTTGATGAAGTAGACTCGCGCAACCTGCAGATTCACCACAAAGTCACGCAAGACATTGAGCCAACCCTCCAGTTGACCAAGACCTTGCGAGACCACCAACACCTCGATCCATTTGCCAACAAACAATCTGGCTGGAAGAGAGTTGCCGAGATCCCCAGAGTGCTTTACGACCAACTCGCACAGCAGGGAATCACCAGGGACAAGAAAAAATTCCGAGCATGGTTGAATGACTATGCAAACAAACCCTTCCGAGTTTGGGAAGGACATCTATGACATTTGATGAATTAAAATCCAACATTGCAGACTGGTTGAATCGTACCGACCTGACGAGTGTGATCCCAACCTTTATCACGTTGGCGGAAGCCAGGTTGAACCGACAACTGCGGACGACCAATCAGTACACCCGTGCAGACATCTCGACGAGTGATCAGTATCTATCGATGCCCTCCGACTTCCTAGAGATGCGGCATCTGCGGATGACAAGCCCAAAGGAGAGGGACCTGGTGGAAATTGCAGCTCATGCGATCAATGAATACACCGATGCCAATTTCATTGCAGGACTGGCAGATTCCTATCCTAGATATTTCGTCTACGGCAATGCTCTCAGGATCATCCCCACCCCTGCCGAGTCGATCACCTACGAAATGTTTTACTACGCAAAAATTCCAGCACTGAGCACATCGAACACAACCAACTGGGTTTCGAGCAGTCATCCTGATGCCTATCTCTACTACAGTTTGATGCAAGCATCTCCGTACCTCGGAGAAGATGAGAGAATCACGATCTGGCAACTGCAGGCAGAGAGGGCAGTCGCAGAGATCCAGGCATCAGATGATCGAAGGAGAACGAAGGGGTCACGGCATAGTCTGAACTTCCAGGCCATGTCATGAGTGAGTTGATTCGATATGGGACAAAACGATATGGGATTGGACCCTATGTGCAAAAGGTCAATTTTGAATCGGCTGGACCACCGACAGCAGACTGGACTGAGCGACCAGATACGACCTTAGAGATCTGGACGAAACGGACACCGACTGACAAAAACTGGACACCACAAACAAACTGATGCCAACGACTACTCACTACAGTATTTATTTACCGACACCAGGGCAGTCTAAAAACACCTGGGGCAATGAATTAAACCAAGCATTTCAATCGCTTGAGAATGAAGTCTACACAACTGATCAGGTACTTGGGGATGCTGCAGACTCTGCAACTCCAAGTCTTGCGTACAATCTCACACAAGCCAGCACCAATGCCAGCACGGCAAAAACCAATTCCGAGACTGCGATTAGTGTGGCGAATAAATCGATCAATACAACCCTGACTGCGTTGACGACCAGAGTCAGTGATTTAGAAACAACCGTCGGGTCTGTGGGATCAGCAGGGACTCTTGCTGATGACGCCAGAGACGCAAAGACTGATGCTGCTGCAGCAAAAACTGCGGCAGAATCCGCTTTAGGAGTGCCGTAGATGCCACAGTCGTCTCTCTACTATACAGACCTGGAGTTACCAACACTAAATGCCGATGGTTCGACCTATGGGCAAATTCTGAATGATTATGTGCAGGGACTGGAAACCAAGCTGAAAGACCTGTCAGACCGGATCAATGCCGCAGGCGTTGGCAGCACTTCGACTCTCGCGCAGATTGATCGGGATATTGCTCAGACCAACACAAACACCTCTGGGATTCTGCCTGATCCCTACTCTGGCAACTACAGCACCGTCAGCACCTGGCCTGCATTTAACACTGAACTGACTGCCCTTGGTCTGTCTCCTCCAGAGACTGCCAGTGAGATCGAGACCTTCTTCAGTTCGGGAGACTTCACGACCTTTGCAAATTTTCTCGATGATAAGGTCGATGCTTTGGACATTATCGTGACTCAGGCAGAGTCGGATCTAAGTTCTGCTCTTTACGACACCTGTGCCACGTCAACGATTCTGTCTGCTCGGACTGCAGCGATCAGTGCAGGGACCTCGGAAATCAACACTCTGGTTAATACGTTTGGAGGGGGTCTGGACTGCACCGTGGCGACTGCCGTGGTTAGTGGAAAATGGGAAACAACCTACGAGATGGCATTGAATGGCAGCAAAAACTTAGTGCAGACATTACTCAATGAGGGGGTCCTGGTCACAGATAGTTTTGAATCATTCTACGGGTCAAACACGAATGATTTTGTGTACACCTCCAATCTGTCAATCGGAGGGATTGCCTATGCGCTCTCTCCATCAACAGGAGGAGCGAGAATTTCGACAAGTACGGCAGATGTACAGATTAAGTACACCGGACCTAGCACCGTAGATTCGACCAGTCGGTTAGTGGTTAGGCTACCAGCAGGCGACACGACGCTACCTGCAGGAGGTGCAGTCGCTGGGGAGCGAACGGTGCTGACTTATCGTAAAAAACAAAAACGGTATCCCTACCCAACACTGAACTGTAGTAACCCGTCACCTCCTTATTTTAGTTAGAGATGGCAACCACCACGACAAACTACGCACTCAACCTGCCCACAGTAGGATCTGATGATGATCAGTGGGGAAGTTACCTAAATACAAACTTCACAAAAATTGATACCCAACTGAAGACTCTGAGTGATTCGATTGCAGATCAGGATCTGGAGGAGTTGGGGAATGTGGTCAATACAACACCAGCCGAGGATCAGGTCCTTCAATTCAACGGTCAAAACTGGTCAGCATCCACACTCTCAATTTCAGATATCTCAGGACTTCAGACTGCTCTCGACGATAAGGCGGACGATTCAGATCTCACAGGCATCACGACGAATCCAGCAGATGGGTCGATCACCTACGCAAAACTCAACACTGCCCTCCAGGTGCAGGTTGATCGAATTCTTCTGACGGATGACGATGCCAGTCCTACCGATAATCAGATCCTCAAATACTCTGCAACTGATGCAGAATGGCAGTATGCAGATCTCCCAGGTTCAACGGTTCAAACACTCTCAGACGTAAACACCGCATCACTCGCAGACGATGCCTTACTCGTCTACAACTCAACAGCAGGAGAGTTTCAGTTTGAGTCAGGTGCAACACTGAGGACCACGTTAGGGGTCGATGCCAGTGGGACAGATAACTCGACTCCGGTGACTCTATCAGGATCTTTGGATTACCTGACCTTATCCGGTCAAGCGATCACGCTGCAGCAAGTCAATCTGACTACAGACGTAACCGACACCCTCCCAGTTGCCTCTGGTGGGACAGGCAGTGCGACTGCCAGTGATGCCAGGACTGCTCTTGGGTTGCAGATCAATGTGAACACGCAGGCTTTTGATGCAGGACTGCAGTCAATCAGTGGCCTGACCACTGCCGCCAACAAGATGATCTACACGACGGCTAGCGACACCTACGCCGTCACGGACCTCACCGCTTTTGCCAGGACCATCTTAGATGATGCGGATGCGGCTGCGGTTCAGGCCACGTTATCCCTAGTGCCAGGCACCGACATTCAAGCCTACGATGCCGACACCGCGAAGTACGATGACACTACTGCCAACTTCACTGGCACGCTTCAGAACGGTGGTAGCAACGTCGTGGTCAATTCTGATATTGGCTCTACCGTGGAAGCCTACAGCGCTACCAATGCCGACTATGGAGACACTACTGCCAACTTCACTGGCACGCTTCAGAACGGTGGTAGCAACGTGGTGGTAGACAGCGACATCAACAGCACGGTGCAAGCCTACGATGCTGGGCTGGGTGAGATCGCAGCTCTTGCCGTTACGGATGGCAACTTCATTGTCGGCAATGGCACTACTTGGGTAGCCGAATCTGGTGCTACGGCTAGAGAGTCTCTTGGATTAACGATTGGAACAGATGTCCAGGCTTACGATGCAGATACTGCTAAATATGACGATACGACTGCAAACTTCACGGGGGCATTACAAAACGGTGGTTCCAACGTAGTTGTCGATTCGGATATCGGGTCTTCGGTTCAAGGGTATGACGCTGATACGGCTAAGTACGATGACACCACAGCAAACTTTACGGGAACTCTCCAGAATGGGGGGTCTAATGTAGTGGTCGATTCAGACATCGGATCTTCGGTTCAAGCCTATGATGCGGATTTATCTACAATCGCAGGACTGTCGAGTGCGGATGGAAACTTCATTGTTGGATCTGCAACCGGATGGGTTGTTGAATCAGGAGCAACCGTAAGAACTTCTCTCGGATTAGCTATCGGAACGGATGTACAAGCCTATGATGCCAATACTGCCAAGTTAGACGCAACCACGAGTAACTTCACAGGCACTCTCCAAAATGGCGGATCAAACGTTCTTGTTGACTCAGATATTGGAAGCACAGTTCAAGCGGCAGGTTCGTACCTAACTTCTGTTGATTTAACATCAAATGTTGGTTCCACAGTTCTTCCGGTAGCCAATGGTGGCACTGGAGTCACGGGTTTATCGTCTTTAGATGCTGCTGATCTCGGATCAAATAACGGGGTTACTGATGCTACGGGCGGATATGTTCTGACTGCAGATGGGACAGGTGGAACTGCTTGGGAAGCAGCAACAGGTGGGATCTCGGATGTAGTCAGTGACACGACACCGCAACTCGGTGGCAACCTGGATGTCAATGGGAACAGCATTGTCAGTGCTTCTGCAGGGAACATCATCATCACTCCCGATACCACAGGGAAAATCATTTTAGACGGGCTTTCTTGGCCTACGGCAGACGGTAGCGCAGATCAAGTATTGAAGACCGATGGGAGCGGCAATCTGAGCTTCGTGGATCAGTCCGGTGGTGGTGGCTCTGGAAGTGCGTACATCGAACACTCTTCAACCGTATCGGACTCGCTAGCGATTAGTAGTGGTACTAATAGAATGTATGTTGGCAACACAAGTTTTAGTGGTAGTGGAACTATGGCAGGTTATTTAGTAATCAGTCACGGTTATGCAAATTTTACTGGGACCGTCAATATCGACACAACAGGCACTCTTAACGTAGTGAGTTAATTATGGCAAACAGAATAGTGATTTTCCCAAACGATGACGGTGGCATTTCTGTTCTTCATCCAGCACCAAACACTGGGCTTACTGTAGAACAAATCGCAGTCAAGGACGTACCCAGTGGGAAACCGTTTAAATACATTACTACGGATGATTTACCAACAGATGACGATGGGAATTACGACAGGTCTTTCAGAGCAGCCTGGGAAGCAGATTTCAGTCAACCTGATGGCTATGGGGAATAATGATTACCGTAAACTTTAACAAAGCCAAAACGGTTACAGCAGATCGTCTGCGACAGGAACGACTACCGAAACTGCAGGACTTGGATGTGCAGTATCAGAGGGCATTGGAAACAGGTGCTAATACGGCTGAGATCGTAGCACAGAAACAGGTACTTCGAGACTTGCCAGCACAGGTGGAAACCTGCACGACACTCACTGAACTAAAAAATCTAAAGGCATAAGATGGCAGGTGACATTCAGTTAAATTCAACCAGTTTTGCCAGTGAGTCTAATGGTACGATCACTGTAAATAATGCAACCCTAGCCAGTGCTGTTGATCTGTCAAATCACTACGCTAGCACACCAGAAGTTCAAGGAACGCATACCACATTCAGCGGATCTCATTCTGATACTGCAACAACAATCAATCTGGCATCTGTCTCCGGAATTTCCGCAGGAGATTATGTAGTCGGTGAGGGCATTACACCAGGCACAACGGTTTCGTCTGTCGGTGCTAGCTCAGTGGTCATCTCAGCAGGATTAGATACGGATAGTGTTGGCATTGCTGGAGGGGAACCGATTAGTTTCTACAAGTCAAACAAAGTGCTGAGTCCTGGACTTGTTGCTGGTGGATTGTGCCGTGCTTGGGTCCATTTCAATGGAACAGGGACGGTTGCAATACAGGCAAGTCACAATGTTTCGAGTATTACCGATAGAGGTCAGGGTAAATACACTTTGCACCTTGCAACTGCAATGCCGGATGCAAATTATTCTGGAGTAGTGTCAGCAATATTTCCGGGAGCCTCCTCTACTAATAGATCTGCAGGTCTTAGCCCAGTTGATAGCTCTTCAGCTTATTGTAACACGTGGCAAGATACATCATCCAGTTTAGTTGATGTTGATGTGATTTGTGCTGCCATCTTCCGCTAACCAACCTAGAACTGATTAAAAAAAGGCCGAGCAATGCCAGCAGAAGCAACAGGAATAGTACAGATTATCAACGAGGTCGGTGTAGTGACTGCTGCTTTAGCTTTTTCTGCTTGGCTAGTGGTGTACCTCCTCAAAGGGTTTGAACGAGAACGGACCCAGTGGTTGACGAAAGATGACCTCGCAGACCAAGAATTGAGACTCTTGATGAAGGAGTCAAACCAGGCTCTTACTGGAGTTCTAAAGGAAACAAACTCAACGCTACTGGAAATGAAGATCGCAATCACGAAACTGGAAGAGTCCATTAATAAAGGGCAAAGGTGAAACTCCTGCTCCCTCTGTTGTTCCTTAGTACGACAGCAGTTGCTACAGAATTGGATTACAAAACTCACTATTTATTCATCTGGACAGGCAACTGTACGAGCAGGATGATCCCGAATTATGAGAGACAGGGAATGCCATTTAACTTTGCGTTTTCATTAGCATCACAGGGATGTTCCTGTGTGATCGATAGGTTCAGAGAGCAATACACACACACTGAGTTGCTAAGTCTCAGTGACGAGGAACGAGAAGAACGATCTCTATATTTTGCCCAAGTCTGCGGTGGCGTTACCAAGGAGATGTGATGTCGGTAAGTTCGTCAAAAAATTTTAGTCGTGAGGAACTGAAATGCTCATTCTCTGGAGAGTGCGAGATCGAGGAAGATGCGCTTAACAGACTGCAGGCACTGCGGGATGAGTGGGGGAAGCCCATCCGGTTGTCCTCTGCATTTAGAAGTTCTTCCCATCCACGTGAGAGATTAAAACCAAACGGGCCAGGATACCATCACGGGAAAAACGGAAATGGTGGGCAGGCATTCGATGTATTGATT